TGTTGTCGATTCGAGATGCTGAGATGTCAAATACTGCGAAGAATTCCTCGTGTGCAAATACATGCTCTGAGTAAATAACTTCATCAGTAACTGTCAAAGCATCGTCTGTTACTGTCCACGCTGATACTGAGTAAGTTCCTGCGACTGCTTGAACTGTAGCTGTAGGCTGTGAACCGTAAGGGTTTTGGATTCGTTTTGAATCTGAGCTGTCTACGTCACAGTATTTTTTCTGCAACTAGAGCGTTTCGCAATACTAGAGCGTATTGTGATTGGAAATATTTATCTCTATCTCCGTATGTTGATTGTGTGTTCATGTTAGTAAATTATTAGGGATTAGTAATCCCCACCAATCTACCCTTTCTTACCTCCTCGTCTCGCCCAGTACAATGCTTCTGATTCTTCTGGTGTGTTAGGTACTTCACCTTTACTTAAATTAGCTGTAAGAGTATCGCCTGATACCTTTTGAGCCCCTTTACGAGCGTTGACTGTGTTTGCAGTGTTTGCAGTTTTGCGAAACTCTACATTATTAGAAAGAATAGTTTTAACCACATCATTATTCATAGCTTCTGATACGCTGATTCCTTTGAACTTGGCAAATTCTATTACCTCGTCTAAATCGTCATCGTGTACGTTAGCTCTCATAACCGAAAGTAAGTCCTTTGAAGATAAGTCACCTTTAGCTGTACTGTCTTCAGGTTTATCATTCTTTGTTTGAGCTTTCTTTCTCCAGTGGTCTTTTTGAGCTTCTAAAGTTTTGTTTTGCTTTCGCAATTCTTCTACTTCGTCATGCTCTTCAAGATTTTCTTCCTGTTCTTGTTCAGTGTTTTCAGTTGTCTCTGCATCATTTTCAAGAGTGATGTCCTCATTATGTTCATTTGTTGCCATAGTTTTTTTAATGAATATATGAATAAAGCTCTTCTCTAAACGCAATAAATCTTTTCACTTTATTACTTGTCTTTAGATTTTCTAATATAGATAACATTTTTATTACATCATCTCTTTTGCCAAGATACCATGTCCATTGTGGTTGAGCATTTGGAAAAGCATTTTGCTTTATTCTTCTTGATAGTCTACCACCATACTGATTACGTATAGTTTTTAATATCTCCACATCATTTTCTGCTAATGCTATAGCAATTGAAAATGATTTAAATATTTTAATACTACCATCATTCCTTAAATACTCTTTCCTTTGAACATTAAAGTAACCTTCTCCGTCAAAAAATCCAGTAAACCATTTATCAAAGTCTTCTTCGTTCATATTTTTCATTTATTATGTGTAGTTTTGTCTACTAAAGTCATTTTAGAGACTTTTGTGTCTTATAGTATACATTATACCATATTGATAAATTATTTAGTACTGTCTTGTTGCAATCGTGCCACAGTATCTTTTACTGATTCACTCTTTTGCCCTGCAATAGTTTTGATTGTAAGTATTGATGTTTCGATAGCTTGCATGTACATATTTCGTGCAATAAGTCCGATACCTAGCTCATCATCTTCTTCAATAGAATAGTCAATCTTGATTTTTTCTCCATCAGGGTTAGTAAGTAGTTCAAACGCTTGTTCAAACATAGCTAATACTCGTGCCTTAGAATGAAGTGCTTGCTTAATAGTATCTTTAGATGCACCAAAGATTTGCTTTTCAGCTCCTAGCCAGAAGTCAGACAGCTGTCCAACTGGGGTATCTAGGTTATTAAGTCCGTATACTTTACGTTGAAATACTTCTCGTACTTCTTTACTTTTGAATGTTGCTACTATTACCTTTTTTTGTTCGTCTGTTATTTCGCCACCAAAGAATAGTTTTCGGATAGCTAGTAGAAGGAAGTCGTTTTCTGCGAAAGTTGCTTTCAACAGTTCAATTTCCTTATCGTTGTACATTAGTTCTGACATAATTATTATTGTTGATTACTTTGTAACGCCTCAAGTCCTGCATCGACCTGCCCACCGTTAGGAGCTGATAAAGTTTGAGGTTGAGGTTGAGGTGCTTGTTCTGGAATAGCCGAAAGTTCTAACGGTGAAATGTGTCCTGATGCTGTCAGTATCTTGTCTACAATCAACTTAGCTCGTGGATTCTGTTCAAAGCCTGGATTGTTTACTACTTGTAGAGCTGTGTTTAGTGTTGCGTACATAGCTTGAACGTCTTTTCCTTCTCCTGTAATATCTATGTCGCAATCAAATTCAAGTCCTTTAAATAATTCTTTCCATGTAAGTTCACCAACTTCATCAGGTGTAAAGAAACGCTTTGTACCCATGTCTGTAAGTTCTTCTTGTACTCCTTCACGTTCTGCATCTTCTCGTTCCTGTAAGTCTTGAGGTATTTCACCTGTTTCTATAATTTCATCAATAAGTTTCTTTGCCATTCGTTTTCGTGCTTCAAATGGTAGGTACTTGTTATCAATTTTCTTAATATCAAATGAGTTTAGTGTTGCTGATACTTGGTTTGAGTTACTACCTTTCTTGATTAAGAATGGAATAATTCTATCTCGCAACATGTCTTCTAGGTATAGTCCTTTAGTTTCAGTCATTATCTCAAATAGAGAATAGTTTTCTTGTAGTAGAGCTTCTGTTTGTCGCCATGCTGTACCTGATTTAGGTTGTGCGCCGAGCATAGCTTCACTAATACCTACAATTTCACTTCCGAGTGCTTTCCATTGTTGTCCAAAGTTTTGTAGTGATGTTATATCGTGTGAGTTGTTGTTTAGTTGAGTTAGTGGTTGGTTTTTTTGGTGGATAAGAATATCACCTGATTCAATAGCAAATAGAGAATTTTGTCCTATAAAGTTTCCATCTGATGTTTGGAAGATAAGCTTTGAAGCTAAGTCCAACTGGTCTTTAATACTTTTAACTGAGTGGTTCATCATCCATTGTGCCTCAAATAGATTCTTAACTGAACCGTCTAGTGAGATAGAACCATCTGTGCTTGGAAGTAATGATGTAAGCATGTAGGGGTCGTATTCTTCACGCCCTGAGTATAGAGAGTATTCAACTTCTTTCTTAGACCTACCTTTTCCATTAGAAACAAAAGATAGAACGTGCATTTGTTGTACGAATGTTTCTGCATCACGTTCTTTTCCAGTAAGTTGGCTAAGTGGAAATACTCCATGTACTTCATAGAGTTTGTAGTAGTCGCTTTTATTATCCTTTTGACGTTTATCAAGTAGTTGACGTGTAGTTTCTGCATCAATAAGAGCCTCTACCTTTTCTTTGTCATATCGGTCAAACATTTGAGCTTCTGTAAGCTCTAGTATTTCAATCTTAGGATTGTCTGCAAAGTTAACCTGGTCAACAATAAGTCGTGACCACGGTGTAACTGCAATATCTAATTCGTTGTCCTTTTCAATTATTTTTACTACTGCTGAGTTGAACCCTGCAAGCTCTATTCCCCAAAGGTTTAAGAACTTACCAAACTTCTTCTGCTTCATCCAGTTTTGTAGAAATACATTAAGTAGGAAGATAGCAACAATGTCTTCTGCTTTAGTTGCTGTCATGTTTATGTCCTTTCGGTCGATGTCTGTAGCTCTAAACCAAATGTTTCGTGCTGCAAGTACAATGTTAGCAAAAGGCTTGTCACGACCGAAGCTGTCCTTGCCTCCTGTAATGTGCTTTGAGTTTAGGTAAGCATAGATAGTATTTATATCTGTGTACAGATCATATCGTACATGTTCCGACATCAAAGTACCAACACCTGAAATATAGTCTTGCTCTAGCTTGAGTACAATTTCTGATACTGATTTTTCTATCATAGTTAGTTAAAAATTACTGTGTAGTCAATCGTTCCTCCTTTAGTGATGAATAGTCCTGAATTAAATACAATAGGTTCAGGAAATAGAATTACCTGTGAGCCTGCTGATAGTGTATAAGTATTCATAATTACATCGTCTGCTGCTGTTAGTGAGTCCCATAGTTTAATAGTCCCACTTGAGTGTGAGTTTACTAGAATACCGTATACTTTACCTGGTATTGCTGATACTTGCTGTGATGTTGTTCCGTTTAAATATAATGCTCCTTCTGACATAATGTTGAATGTTAATTGTTTATAGTAGTATTATACCATAACTTACTCTATCTATTGCTTGAATTAGCAAAGTTTTTGTAGTTTCTTTCAAATCGTTCCATTTGTTGACTGATTACTTTGGCTCTTTCTTCTGATTGTTCAGGTAGTAGCTTGCTTGAAATAACAAAATACATTCTCATAATCCATGTATCAGAGTCATCTGGTGAGTGTCCAAGTAATTGTTTTACGTCATCTTTACCTGTTGCCATTCTTTTAGCTCCGTCTTTTGTAATGTCTTGATACATAGGTAATTCATCGAGGATAGCTTCTTTAGCTGAACCTGTAACTCTACTTGCTATCTTATGGTTCTTAACAAGCCCTGAGAGCGTAAATAAGCACTGTGAGCGTAAGTTAGCAAAGTCTGTGACAAATGGTGCGTCATTCCTGTAATGAACATTAGGGAGCGTTACAATCGACTGTTCTGTTTTTATAGCACCGTAAGAAGATTTGAATGGAATAATACCATTGAGTAGGCTTGAGGTTGAAACACCTTCACCAATTCCAATAGCATCTACTGCAATATGTGAGTAAGGTATCTGATGTTTAAGTGCGAACTCTCGTATCTTGTTTACTATATGCTCTGTTGTAAGTCCAACAAACTTTTCACGCCATACTTCTTCTAAGTCTTCCCAATAAGAAAAAACTGTAGCATCACCACCATCCTCACTACCACCAACATCAACTATTAAATACTTTTCATTGTTCTTTTCTATTGAGTTAGTGAATACGTCAGTTAAGCTGTTGTAGTTGAATAGTGCGTTTTCTGTATCTAAATATTCCCAGTTACCCAAAAGAAGTCGTTGCTTGCTCTTTGTATCAAGTGTTTCTAGGTTCTCTTTGTAAAAGCGTGAGATAAAAGGGTTGTCGTCTACAAGTGACTCGATAAAGGCTTTCTTATGTGATAGCTCTCCATCTCTAAAAGGTTTATAAAAGTTGTAGTAAACATAACCACGAGAAGGGTTACATGTACCAAGTATCTTTGGAAGTATATCAAACTCATCTAGCTTGTAACGAATACGAGATTTAACAATATTCCATGCTTTTTCTACTATCTGGTTACACTCATCAATAAATGCACCTGAAATCTCAAGAGAACCAAGTTCATCAAAGTCAGGGTCAGATGGATATAGGAATAAATCTTTAAGCATTATCTCGCTACCG